CTCAGTCTTGATCTTTTTCGAACCCATACCAATTTCAATCCCTCGCGCTGTTGCAGTTTCAAGTGCTCGTTCCATTTTTTCTTTCCCCTTACCTTTGTTGGCCGACTTAGCAGGGGAAGCCATAATTTTTATGTGGCTCTATAGGATTTAATGAGTCAACCACATTCATAATGTCCGCGGGGAAAAAAGACAAACCCGAAGAAACATCCCACCTAAAGTGGAGCCATAACGCCGCATTGTCGGAGGCAATCATGTCCAAGGCAACATTCCAAGAAGGATTATCGCCAAAGAAACATGAATATCCACGGGCCCAAGATCGGACCCGACCAGTCCAAAGATCCCAAGGTACTTGATATGGGTACAAGTTTAAGCAAAGAGCTGTGTATCGTTGGAGTTGAATAACCAAATCTTCGTTTTTGGCCCAGCCAAAACCAGCTTCGATTTTTTCTAAATTGCCAGCAGCAAGGTTTAATGTTTTACCAAGGGACGGGATGTACCGAGGAATTATCCTATGTGACAAAAAGACTACATCGTTAATTGGAGTTGAGAAACGAGAAGGGGACTCAATAACGTATCCACGAGTCCTAAGGAAGGTAGCCATCTTAACCTGGTCAAAAAAAGGTAAAGCAGCATCGCGAACAGTATAAAGACCATCATCAGAATTATGGTGAACCATAAGATAACGCGAAAAATGATGGGGTGCTTGCAAGTGGGGCGGAGCCAATTCAAACCAAGAGTCCAAAGCGGCCGAGAGCAACAACAACGAGTTGTCATGAGCGGTGTTGAAACCACCACTCCTCTCACCACAGATCTGGAGAACAAGACCACATGCAGTAACAAAACCACACCAAGACGTATCATAAAGAGCATCAACCAAAGAATGAAGAGATGGGTCAATTGTCTGTTTGCGAAACGCCCGGACTACGGCAGCATAGCCGAGATTAATCCGGTTGTCATGCCAGGCACCATCAGTACCAAAATGGTAATTACCAAAATGGCGGTGCCGAGCATACAAATCCAAAAATTGCC